GGCGATTTGGTGACGATTGCAAACGAGAACAATTGGAACTACGATTCGGTGAAGAAGTGCCTTGAACTGCCCCGGATTTATCGGAATAAACACGGAGTGACGAAGATTTCCAACCCTCCATCACGCTACCCTCTCGCGATCATTAATCAGTTGATGAAGACCGCTGAGAATAACCGTAGGCACAAAAAAGATTTGAGAACAACGAGATTACGCTTGAGAATTTACATTGAAAAAAACCTTAAACCCTTCTACAATGAATTTGAAATTATCCAACCCTACGTCCCCGGAACCCCTCGCCAATTGGCTAAAGCACATAAGGAAAGCGTCAGGACGAAGTTTGAAGCCGGATTGGTCGGAAGTAATCCAACCGTTCCGAGTAAACTGGACTCTTTACGGCCAATACTTGGAAGCGAGAGCAGTTTTGATGGGAGCGAAGAACGAATTTGACAACCTTTAAACCAAACCAAATGAACAAAGAACTTGACCCAAAAGCCTTGATTGATAAGGCTCACGATGCCTTGACAAAAAAGAAAGGCCGGCCAGAATACGCTCCAAACGCCCACGAAATTCAAGCGTGGATAGATGGTTATCTAAACCAACCGATACAATTCCCTTCGCACGAAGAGGTAATCAATAACTGCCCTGATGCAAACTTTTCTTCCCGCGAATCCTGGTTTCGTGGAACTATATGGATGCAAGAGCGCGTTTTAGAACTTAACCACCAAAACCAAACCAAATGAACAAACAACCACACCACCTCTACCGCCACGAAATCATCAAGTTGCTGATTAAGCGAATGGACTACACGATGCAGTCCTTTGCCGATGATGCCAAGGTCAACATCGCCACCATCTTTAATTGGATGCGCAAGCCCGAATCCTGCCGGAGCGAAGCGCAAGTTGAAACGGCCTTCCTCCGCAGGGTTGAACAAACCAAAGTCATTCCCGTCAAGAAAGCGAAGGCAATTCTGCGAAATTCCGAATTAACCCTCAACATCAGCCAAAGTGAATACATCCGGGTGATGATGGATCGCCACAAGATTACAGTTGACGCATTAGCCAAAGAATCGGGCATTGAGCGCAACCAGGTCTATTTCTGGACGCAAGGGAAGAAGGAAGGCATCCGATTTGACGAAACTCTAAAAAATTATTTTACCAAAGCGATACAGAATCACCACGAAGCCTTATATTTGTGAACACTTTTGTTAATACCTAAACCCCAAACCAATGACCTTACTTGAAAAATGCAATGCCGATGTTTACAAAGCCATCCTTGACAAGAAATCGGAAACCCCCGAAATTGGTGAGAGACTTATTGCTATACTGCAAGAGTACCAATACTTGTGGCAGATAACTCTTAGCGAAATGCTTGTGTTTTCAGCCCATCTTCCTTTGGAAATTTGGGATTGCAAGGTCCACACCTTCCACCTCCTTTTTAAATCCCAACAAACAACCACAATGCCTTAAACTATGAAAACAAACCTCTCCTCCGATCAACTTGCGCTCATCGCCAAGCCTCTTCCTCCGCAGGCCGTAAAGGCTCACCCAACCCGTGCCGGGATGTCCACCATCAAGGCCATCTTCGTCACCGAACGATTCAACGATGTCTTCGGAGTCGGTGAATGGATGATTAAGACCGAACTGCTCGCTCCCATTTCCTCCATCACTCGCACCACCTCCTACGGTAAGGAGCGCACCGAGTACACGGCTCTGGCGAAGACGATCCTTGAAGTCCCGGCCTACGGCATTTATTACGAATGTATTGCGTCCTCCACCAACGATGATATGGGCGATGCGGCCAAGGGCGCGACCACCGATGCAATCACCAAGATTGCCTCCTACATCGGAATCGGTATTGCGGTGTTCAAGGGCGAACACGATGCCCCTGTAAAGCCTCCTGTTGAACGAACTCCTGCTCCTGCGACCACGACTGCCCCCGCGACAAAGAAGCGCACCACGGAGCCGGTTGTTGTCCCAGAGGCATTGCGGAAAATCCATCAAGAGTACATCATCTCACGGGCCGCTTTGGGTTCACCCGAAGAGCAAGCCGACCCACGCTTCGTGCCGAACGATTGGGATGCCGACCGCTACCAAAAAGGAATCAACTACTTCAACGCTAAAAAGAAGAACTGATGAAAGAAGGACAAACAATCGGACAATGGCTGAACTGGGATTTCAAAACCGATGGGGACTTTAAAATCTATAACAAGAGGGGTAATCTAATCTACTTTGAGGATGAAACGAGGTATCGGGCAAAATGGGAATACGATTCTCAAGGAAAAGTAATCTACATTAAGGATTCAAAAGGATACATTGTAGACAACCGCCCCAAACCAAGTCGTGACAAACCAAGTCGTGAATTGACCCTTGAATCACTACCAAGTCGTGAATTGACCCTTGAATCACTTGCCGAGGATGTCCTCAAATTGAGCGAACTTATGACCCAATTTGTAAATCAAGTAAACCAATCCAACACAATCAAATAGCCCCAACACTATGGAACAACTCATCACCATCCCACGGTCAAATGTCAGCAAGGCTGATATTCAGACCTTCGCTTCCACCCTCATTGAGCAAATCAACGAGGGCCAAGTCAACGCCCTGGAAGCCCACATCAAACTCAAAGCGATGATTAAGGCGATTGACGCAGTAATCAAGGCCACCGAAGAAGTGGTCAGCGATGAAGCAGGCAAGCACCCCGGCAAGAGCTTTGATGTCTTCGGGGCCAATGTCCAAATGAAGGAAGGTTCGGTCGGGCCGAACTGCGACACCGACCCGGTGTATGCCCAAATCAAGGCGCAACTGAAAGACCGGGAAGAACTGCTGAAACTCGCGTTCAAACAAGCGGGGAAGGCGATGATTACGGATCCGACCACGGGCGAGGAAATCCCCATCTGCGAACCAAAGGCCACCAAAGGAAGCATCGCAATTACATTCAAATGAGCCAACAAACTGCATTGGAGTGGGTAATCCAGGAATTACGCCTCCGTGAATTTGAAAAGATAGAAATCAGCAGGGGCGAAACTCGCTTCACCGACATCCTTGAGAAGGGTCTTGCAATGGAGCAGGAGCAACGCCACGATTCGTACCATCGTGGTCTGCAAGATTGTTCCGAAGTTGAACCATCGGGCGAATGAGAGCCATCTTCATCCTTCTTCTTCTCTCCTCCTGCACCAACAATCGGCCTTGGAAGGTCATTGAGGTGCGGGAGAAGGGAGAGGAGTGCGAATATGTGTTATCAAGGTCAAACGGCTTCGGGCCACAAGTAAAAATCAAGACCGATAAGTGCGGTAAATATCAACTTTTCCAAACCATAAACCCCTAACCCAAACCAAATAAATAACAAGAAAATGAAAAATTATGTAGTAGGCATTCTCTCAATGTTTGAGAATGATTTGAAACTTTTTAAAGTAGTAGCTGAAAACGAATACGAAGCCATTAAGAAGGGAATGGTAGAGTTTACAGACAAACCCGAAAGTAAACAACACGAAATTGATTGGCAAAATTCACCTGATTACCCAACCGATTTAGAGGGTCTTTATTCAGTTTATGAGGAAATGCCTTTTTCCGTAGTTGAAGTAGGCTCATTTTAGCCTGACCACTAACTCGTTTATTTGTCTAACCCCCAACCCCTAACCCAAACCAATGAAAAAACTCTTATTCCTCCTCCTGCTCACCTCCTGCGTTGCCGAAGACCAACCAACGCCCTACGAATACCGCGTGACCGGCACATCGGGCAACTACTCCGTCACCCTTCAAAACGCCTACAACAACCTCCAACAATTCGGGGGGGTGGGCAATGGATGGTGGTACAAGTGGACGCAGACCGGAACAAGGGCGCTCTACATTTCGGCCCAGAACAACAACGCCTCTGGAAGTGTGACCGTTGAAATCGTCCGTGGCGGTCGGGTCGTTGCATCCAACACCTCGTATGGTGGCTACACCATTGCGACAGTATCGGGCAGATATTAACCTTAAAGCAATGGAAAAAGAACTTGACCGATGGACGCTGGCCCGCGAGTATTCCAGATTGATGGAACACAGAAAATGGGCGCAGGAAATTCCCTACTTATCATTTCCTTCTGATTGGAAAGTAAAAATAGTTCCTCCGTTTAACGGGGCTATGGTGAGATTTTATGTAAAAAAAGAGGAAGCATTTGTTTCTGTTTTCTTGGATTGCTATGACCTTTTGGGGTTCTGTCAAGGTCATTATTGGGAGGTTCATCCCCACGAAGATGATGTTTTTCGTTGTGAGATGAATAAAACGGAGGAATTGCTTAAAGCCATTTCTCACTCAATTTCAAGTCAATTAAACCGCATTTAACCAATGCTTAACCCCGAATTTACCTTTTCACCAACTTGGTGGAGGCTCTCCCGGCTTGGGAAGGAGCCAAATGTCATCCGCATTGCGGCCTTGGACTTCTTCTGCGACTACACCGCAAACGAGGGCAAGATGAGCGTTAACGAAGCCCTGACCATCCTCGGAGAACCCGTTTTGGAGGCTTTAATCGCCAACGAAACGCTCGTTGTGGATGGCGAAAACATCCGCATCCCCTACCTTGATTCGCAGAAAAAAACCAAAATTGAGCAAATAAGATTTATTATAGATAATAATAAAGATATAGACAACTATATTACTATCAGAGGGAGAGATAAGATAGATAGGGATGATAGAGGGGGTATGGGGGAGAAAGAAGGGAAAGAAAGAAAAGAGAGGGAGACAACCCTGGAGGGTAGAAAGCGCAGAGGCTCCATCTACGACCACGACCAAATGCTCCAAATGTTTGAAGGCTTTTGGGAATACTACGACAAGAAGGTCGGCAAGGACAAAGCGATGGTCGCTTGGTTCAAACTCACGGACGAGGAGGTGGAGAAAATCAGAAATACCCTTCCCGCTTATTTAGAGGCTCACCACGAGAAGAAGTACCGCAAAGACCCGGTAAGATACCTTTCGCATAAAGCGTTCAATGACGAGCCTGTAAATGCGTCAGAGAGGCATTCACAATTTAACCAATCCAAAACCTATGAATCAACCCCAATCAAGCATTACGCCCCTGAGTCCGGAATTGTACGCTGAGTACCAGGATCGGATGCTCGGCATCCTCATCTGCGAAATCCTCAAGCCGGGTGACATCGTCCTGCAACTGCGGGAGGAATACTTTGAGGAAGGAAAGCGCAGGAATGTCTTTCGGGCCATTCGCGAACTCCGCAAGGAGGAGGTTCCGATCAACACGCTGACCGTCCACCAGAAGTGCAAGGCTCTCAACTTTGGCATTGACCCGGTTTATCTGGCCACCATTGACAACGGCCTCTACACCGCAGACGGTTGGAAGCACTACCGGTTTGAACTGCACCAACGCTTTGTGCAGAGTCGCATCCACGAAATCAAGGTGGAGTTCTTGAAGCATCAAGATGTGGACAAACTCTACAACGAGATGCAGGAGATTCGCTCTCTTGACCCCGATCCGATTGCTACGGAGGCCCACGAATTGCTTGTGGGCTATATGATGGAATTGGACTCCATTCTTTCGGGTCGGAAGCCAAGCCGCATTACCCCGACCTACCACCCCAACACCGACCGCCTTATCACAGGTTTCAAGCCTTCCGAGTTCATCATTTTGGGAGGCAGACCTGCGATGGGGAAGACCACCCTTGCGGTGCAGTACGCCTTGAACCAAGCCCTTGCCGGGCGAGCGGTGGCCTTCTTCACGATGGAGATGTCCACCGAGCAGTTAATGACCCGACTTGTCAGCAACCTTTCGGACATTGATGGCGAAGCGTTCTTGGATGCGCAAAACCGCATCACCCCGCAGGACTTTCAGCAGATGGGCATTGCGGTGGACAAGGTGAAGAATGCGCCCCTGCACATCGTTGACATCCCTGGGGCCGACCCCGGAAGGATTGAGTTGGAGTTAATGAAGCTCATCAAAACCCACAAGATTGAAGGGGCATACATAGACTACCTTCAGTTGATTTCGGCCCTGCCCGAAGACCGAAGCAAAGCGAGGATTGAGCAAGTCACCAACATCTCCAAGTACATCAAGGCGATATGTAAGAGGCTGAATATATGGCTCTGCGTGGTGTCTTCGTTGTCAAGGAATGTGGAGCAGAGGGAGAGCAAGAGGCCCAAGATGAGCGACTTGCGTGAAACGGGGCAGTTGGAGTTTGATGCAGACAAGATTCTGTTTGTGTTTCGGCCTTCGGAGTATATGGATGATTCGGATTACAACAAGGACGAGTTGAGGGATGTTATGGAGATTCTGTTTCGCAAGAACAGGAATGGGAGCATCGGTACTGCGATGGCTAAAGTTCAATTACAATACACAAAAGTGTTGGAATTTAGCGGAGATATCCCTACCTTTGAGGAGAAGATTGCAACCAAAAAAGCCCCATTCTGATGAGCCACATTCTTGAACAAATAATTGACCGATACCCGGATGAGTCCTTCTTGAAAGCCCAAGGGCTTAATAGGGCCATTATCGGTGTGGACGAGGCATCAATGAGGCTTGTTTACTCGGTGAGCAAGTGCATTGACATTTTGCGAAATGATATGACCATTGAAGAAGCCATAGAGTATTTTGAGTTCAATGTTCGCGGAGCTTATGTCGGAGAAAAAACCCCCATCTGGTGTGAAGATGATTTTGAACTATGAAATACGCAGGAGAATGCCCGAACCACGGCCTTGTGGCCCACGATGCAGACCAAAAGACCCTTGACCTCAAAGGTGGCCCATTCTGCCCCTACTGCGGCAGGCTCGTTTTGGTTCTGAAAACGGATAAAAAGAAGAAGAAATAGAAATGGAACAGAAAGTCGGCTTGATTGAAAACAAGATGTCGGAGAACATCATCTCGGTGGTTGCGTCCTACTTCGGCATCACTCCAGAAGATTTGCAGAAGAAGACCCGCAGGGCCAACATCGTCCACGCACGGCAGATATGCACCTTCCTCATCCGCAAGTACACCAGGATTAGCAAACTGTCTTTGGGCCGAGTTTACTTCAACCAAGACCATAGCACGGTAATCCACTCCATCCGATTGATTGAAGAGGAAGCGACCCACAACATCCGGGGAACTCGCAAGGATTTGGAAAACATCTGCAACATCATTGAAGGCAAAGCCCCTGCGTTCAAGTCAAAGATTAAGACCAAGTTCTGCGTCCTCTTGCGGTGCGATGATATGAAGGATGAATACTATGGCTTTTGGGACAACTCGGACGAAGCCAATGTCTGCCTCCAGGATAGAATCAAGTCGCTTGTCGGTAAGAAGAAAGACCGATGCGTTGAGAGTACGATGATTAAAGTGAAGATGATTAACAATGCCTAAACCCAAATCAACCCCCTTAGAGCTATTTATGGATTGGCTATCCAACCAACCCGGCTTGGTGCTGAAGACCGTAGTAATGAAGAAGGCTGACAAACTTCATCAGCGCGAGGAAATCAACCACTTGAAAGCCGCCTATGCAGAAGGGTACGACAACTACTCGCACCCCAAGAATTACACGATTGACGCTTCCGAATGGTATGCCCGGAAGTACAAGCGTTCCGAAAAAATTGGCTGCCGAAAACCTAAACCTTTCTACAAACCCAAAGAAAATGTCACAACAAAACCCACCAAAAGTTTACGCAAAAGGGATTTACATTAACAAGAAGATTATCGCAGGCAAGGAGCTTGTTGAACTCTCTTTTAATGCAGACCAATTCGCTGCCTGGCTTCAGGAACACAAAGACGATAAGGGCTATGTCCGAGTCGCTTGTTGGCCGAAGCGTGAAGCGGATAAGTACGGCACTCACAATGCCGAGTTGAATACCTGGAGACCTACCCCAAAGGCAGATGTTCAGGAGACCAAAGATGATATGCCATTCTAATGGGGTCAGTCTTTAAATGGCCGACCATCCTTTGCGGATTGTTGTGCGTTGCGAAGCTCATCAGCCCTACGATTATTTCGTGGGGTTGGTGCTTTGCTCCCTTATGGATTACGCTGATGTTCGTCTTTGTGGTGTTCATCGTCATCCTGCTGACCTCGTTCTTCATCAAGCCAAAACACCTAACCAATTAACCCCAAGACCAATGCCCTGGATAAGACCCCAAGACCAAATGCCCAAGGATGGCGAACCCGTACTGATTACTGATATTGAGGGAATGCAAGTTGTGGCTTGGTATGAATTTGAAACCAATAAGTGGTACTGCGAGGAACACTCTTGGTTCACCAGCGAAGTCCTTTATTGGATGCCCATCCCCGAAATCGTTTAAGCCATGCGCTGGATAATACCACAACTTCAAATGCCAAAGGACGGGGAACCCGTGCTAATTACTGACAGGGAAGGATTGCAAGTCGTTGCTTCGTGGAACGAACACGACCAAGCGTGGCATTCCGAGAACCGCATTTGGTTCCCCCCTGATGTACTTATTTGGATGCCCATCCCCGAAATTGTTTAAGGAGTGAAAGAGCATTTCCAACCCATTGATGTGCTGACCCTCCTGCAAGAGTTCGTCTTGCAGAAGCATCTATCCAAGCCGACCTTTGACAA